CGGTCGCGGGTGCCTGATCGGTAAAAGTTCAGCCCGCCTGGGGTCGTGCGCACCGGCAGCATGAAGCCGTCGTCGGGCACCATGAGCGGGGGGTGCATCTGAAGCTGTGCCGCGCGGATCACAACCTCGGACATTTTGTTGATCATTTTGGTGTCGGGCAGCGCGGTCATGGATGGCGACCGGCCGTAGCCCATCTCAAACGACGCCTTCAAAAACCTGGGTATGCAATACGGCAATTCGTCGTAGCCGCTCTCGCCGATGATCTGCTTTTCATCGGGGTCAATGTAAATCGAAGCCCACGGCATGTTCCGGGTGTTGGACTTGCGGGGATCGCGGTCGTCACGCGGCATAACGACGTGCAGCAGTTCGATCTCCGCATACATGTCATCAGTGTTTAACTTTACAATTCGCTGCGTGACGTTTTGCTCACCGAACTGCCGCACCGCTGCGCGCGCCGTCGTCTTGTACTTCCTGAAGACGGTATCGACGCGGCCCATTTCATTCTCTGAAACATAGCACTCGGCTATGTGACGCGTGGAAAACCGGAAGCCGTCGTCGCCATCGTTTTCCGTAAAAATCACCCCGGTGCCGAAGACGACCAGATCGCTGTACAACTCGTGGATTTGCTCCGCGAAATTAGACCGCGCCATGTGCTGATACATAACGTCGGTGGCGCCTTCCAGCCACTCCTTGGCTTCGTCGTCGCTGTTCAGATCGTCGTTCGCGTAACGTAGATCAAACCAGGGCGTGCTGGGGTTGGTCAGCATGCCGTGCAGCGATGCCGCCATCAGTTCAGCCGCATGTATGGCAGTGCCGTCAAAGATCAACTCGCTGCGCTTGTCGCCGCTGCTGCGCTTCTTCGTAATGTCCGCCTTGCGGGGGCAGATGTAGTCCGCGACCTCTTGCCAATGCTGCTCCCAGTTCTGGCGCTGCTGCATAAGCGTAGCGTACCGCTTCAGCAGCGAAGCGGTTCTAGGGTCGTCAGCCATTTATTTATTGGCCCAGCAGGGTTTTCTTGGCGGTCGGCGCTTCGGTCAATAAGCCCTGACCGCCGGTAACGCGGGCCGCAGCCGTGCCACGCTTGCGCTGTACCCGCTTCAGTTCGCGGTCCTCGGCCTTGGTGTCCGCAGGCTTGATCGGCGCGACCGGGGGCACGGGGGGCACTGGTGGCGGCGGTGGCGGCTTGGGAGCGCTAAACAGGCCCATTATGCTGCTCCTTCAAATACGTTGTAGTCCATCATTGCGTCCCTCTGTGGGGGTGTGCCGTTCCATGTCGATTCAGTTTCGAGGCCGATGGCGCAGGTGCGGAAGGCATCGGCTGCATGTGATGACCAATCGTGGACAGGGGCGTCGCGGAATTGCCGCGTCCGCTCGTTGTACTTGCGGTGGTAATGCCGCAGCGCTTCCAGACCCTCGCGGCAGTTGTCGCGGTCAAAGAAGCAGCGAGGAATCAACATGCGCGCCGCATGTATGCCGTCCTCGATTGGAAGCCTGGGCACGACGCGGAACGTCAAACCTAGATCGTAAGCTGCCTCGCGGCGGCTTTTGCCGGTGCCCATCTCTCTGACCTCAAGATCGTGAGGCCCGTAATGCGTGCCGTACAAATATCCCTTTTCCTGCAGCACGGCTGCGTAGTGCGGCAAGCCCTCGCCCTGGTTCTGATAAAAGTCGATGACGTGGACCTCGCCGCGACCGACCTGCTGCACAAACCAGACCGCGGTGTAGTCGTGCATTCCTAAGTCCCAGAACGTGTCAACACGATGCTGCGGTAGGTGCGGCACGCTGGTGATGCGTTCCTTGTCGTCGGCGACCTGCAACTCCTTGCCGTAGACGCTGCCGGGTACGTTCGCGACCCAACTGCACTCAAATTCCTGGTTGAACTGATCCTCGGTCATTGTGGCGCGAGCAGCTTCAAGTTCGTCATCGTCTACGATGCCGGTCTCGCTGGCCTTGTACATCTTCCGCGCCCAGCCCTTGGTGTCGGCGGCGGCTTGCCAGAGGTCGTGAAAATAGTTGTGGCCCTGCGGGGTGCCGATGAAGGCGCAACTGCCCTTGCGGTCGCTTAGACTTGGACGAATTATCTCTGGGAATATGCTTTCTGGCATATTTGCGACCTCGTCCATGACGACAAAATCGCTGTAAATTCCTCGAATACTTGCTGGGTTTTCGGCGCCCAGTAGCGTGATGCGAGCGCCCATCGGCAGGTCGCAGCGGAGTTCCGTTTCATGGTACTTGGTGCCGGGGATCGATGCTGTAAATAGCTTGATGTAGTCCCAGGCGACGGCCTTGGATTGTCGGTAGGTCGGGCTTAAATAGTGCAGCCGCGGGTTGGGCTTGGTTGTGTCAGCCGACAGTTCGATGGCGCGCTTAATCAAATGGTTGACGGCGCAGACGGTCTTGCCGAAGCGGCGGTGCATGACCAGGACGTTGAAGCGGTTTTGGTCGAGCATCGCGTGCAGTTCCTGCTGCAGCGGGCGCGGCGTATATGCAATCTCAATGACGCCGCTCAATGCACCGTGTCGCTTTCGTCGTAGTATTGCGGGTGGTCATAGGGAGCCATGAGGACGCGCAAAAACAGGCGCGCGTCGTCGGTATCTTCAAAGCCTTCGAAGAATAAAGCGAGGCGCACGCCGCCAAGGGGGTCGGGTACGCAAAACGCGCTATAGCTCATTTTTTTGAGCGGTTCGCTGACCTGGACATGACGCTTAAATTGCTCCTGCGGTTGTCGCGAGGATTGCCGTTGCGGTGGTCGACATCCTTGCCGTCGCCCTTGGTTACTCGGCCCGATTTCGCAAGGCTGCGGCGGGCGGCGTTGCGGCTGGCGCGGTTCTTTTTTTGCTCTGGTTTCGAGTGGTAACTTGAATATTCGCGCTTGTAATTTCGCATTAAGTCCTGCCTTGGTTGTTTATTCCGCTGGCACCGACCAATATCGCCCGCCGATTTTAATAATTTTAAAGCCCCGCCTCTTTTCAGCTTGCACAGCTTTGTGGAACGTCGGGTGGTTGCGACCCTTTAGCATCAAGTAACTTTTTGGGGGCAGGGCAAACTTTTTGCGTTCAGCTTCAGTCGAAAGCACGACGCTGCCCATGTGGCCTTTGTCGGGGCCGTCGCCCCCATGGGGGGTCATGCCTGCCGCTCTCGCGGTTGCCATGTCGTAGCCATCGCCATCTGGGTCAAATTGGTGCTGTTTTAGCAAACTACTCATAGCCAACAGAGCCTCAGAGCCTCAATTGCGCACCCCTAATAGGTATAGTAGAGCGCGCCCCAATCGCTTGGGGGGTGGGGGGGGTCGCCAGAAAATCGACGACCCTATCAAGGGCGCCGGGGGTCGAACGCTCCGCTGACGCTCCAGCTTGGGGTTAAGTTATTGAAATCATTGGCGTGACCTTCAGGTTGTCAACCTGAAAACCAAGCCTTGGGGGCGCAAATGATTCGCAGTTGCGCTAGATTTCTCGCGCGATTGCGGTCAGAACCGGCGCCTCTTTTACAGGTTCTTTTGGCGGTGATACGACAGGCATCGCAGCGTCCGAGCCGCCGCCCCACTTGATCGTAATCTCGCCGCCCGCTTGGTTGCCGTTATCCTCGACCCGGTCACGCACACCGCTCGGCTGCATCTGCCTGATGTGCTTGTCCTTGTAGTCGCATTCCAACCGACGCCGCTGCACCTCTGCCATCGCTAACTTAGGGTTATCGGGCAACGGGGCTTCAACCAGCGTCAGTATCTGATCGCGCATAGTTTCAGCCTGAAGCTGTCGCGCTTCCCGGTAGCGCTTGTAGGCTTCATCGTTTTCACGAACAAACCGCAGCACCGTTGACCAACTGGGCAGGTTGTCGGATGTCTCGCACATCGGGCGCAGCGCTTCGCCCTTCGATATCCGCTCGCAAATCTCTTTGAATGCCGCCGACTGCACTCTCGGTTTTTTGCGTTTAGCAAGTGCCATTGCTTACAAGGCCAGCAAATTGCCAGCCCAGCCTCTTCGATGATGTTTGTGGGTCACACTGTCCGCCGCAGTGTAGGTTTTTTTACCCGATTTTCGTCAGCTTGGTAAGCACCAAAATTACATTATTTTCAAATTTTGTAATAAAGTTCGATGATCGCGCTCTCGAACCTCCGCTTGATCGTGCTGGGGTGCAGGCCGATGATCCGCGCCAGCTTATGCCACGCTGGCCCACGCTCACGCCTCACGGCGCTATGCGCAACCGCCCAGATCAACCGTCGGTCATCCTCCGGCACCAGCGGCGTGATCTGCAAGGCAAGGTCGTAGCGGGTTACCTCGGACGGCGTCGCGGGGCGCGGCATTTCTTGCACCTCATGCCATCCAAAGGCCTGCCAATCATCGGGCGCGTCAGGCCAGCACGCCCTGATTTTATCACGCAGCACACGCGGCAACCGGGCCTCAACCTCGGCGGCTTCAAAAAACAAACCCGCCAACGCATCAACGTCGGGGCACTGCTCTCGCACAACCATCCTAGCTGTCGGGGTCAAGGCGGCCCCGTGACTTGCGACGACGCTTGACGCCAGAGCGATGCAGCCGCACAGCGATTGCGCTCGGCGAGCGGTTGAAGCGCTCGGCGAGCGCTCGCAGGTCGTCGCCGTTGCGGTAGGCTTCGCTCAACTCTTCGATCTGTTTGGTCGTCCATGTCGGCATCGCATCACCTCAAAATGGAATATCATCGTCAGGCACCGGCCCCGCACTTCGCACCGCGGCACCGGGGAACTCTGCCTTGACCGCCGCGATCAACTGTCGCTGCTTCTCGGAAAACGATGCCGCGACGCGAACGACCTCGGCCATCGTCCAAACCGTCACGCCAGGGTTCGCCTTGCCGTACCTCGCAGCCTCGGCAGTGTCGCGAACGAACGCGTGCGGCTTGTCTCTATCATCAACCCAGACC